GGTTATCTTCGCTTGACGCGTCGAACAAAGATGCGTTTATTCATTATGCGAAGAACACCACCAGCGATATTGAGGCATATCTGTATGCCAGGTTTTTGCGTCCTGGTTACACCGGTAGCATCGCGGACCTGACGGCGTGGATTCAGGAGAAATTTCCAAAAGAAGATCTCCGTAAAGTATTACTCCGTGAGATTGATGATCTGCAGATAGATATTCGAAACGTCAGAGACATGGTACAAAATCAAATGCTCGACCCGGCATCAGCGGCGACAAAAATTTCTGCGGTGCAGAAAGAACTTCGCAGCCATATTCAAGCTGTACGATCTATTGCAGATGGTTTAGACCGGCGTGGCCTCATCCTCGCCGGCGCGGATCGTACTATTCGCGAATTGATCAACACCTTGGACGGCCAGCCTGGTCTTCAACAGTTGGTCGACGAAGCGGCCGTCTTGGTTTGGACTACGATCGAGAACGAGGAGAAAGCCTAACCAACCTTGCGCATTCGGCGCATGATGTGTTCTAGCTTTGTTCTGAAAATTCCCATAAAAGCATCATTGACGCCTAGCGACATCACGAGTTCGTCTCCCTCCAGCAGAGCCCCGAACGGCAAAATTACCGCAGGTTGATTCGACACTGGATTGCCGAAGGTGTCTGTCCACTCGATTACTCGGTCATTCAAGGAGCCCGTAAATAAGGGTTCCTCAGTCATGTAGGTCAGTTGAGTGAAGTCTTTGTTCACTAAGTAAGCACCGACGTGGTAGATGAGGTAAGGCTTACCATCTGGTGTGCACGTCATGTGCTTCCAGTGATAAAAAACTAGATAGCAATACCCAAGGTCAATAGGTGCTGTTGAATTAAAAGTAGGGCACCCTTGCGTAGCTTTATCTAGCGCTGTTGTGTCGAGCTTGATTGATTTACCTGACTCTCGCTCAACAACCAAAGGCCGCGTGGAGTACAGACAGTTCAACTCGTCGTTCGCACTAAAGAACGCCCAGTTTTTTTCAGCCGCTCCGACAGTAAGATTCTTACCGATCGGCGGTATTGCAGCGCTGACTGCGTCGAATTGTTCATTCAGCCAGCAGACGATGACCTTTGGCTGCGAGAACAGTTTTTTCGGATTGGAATCGTACTTACTGGCGTACGTCGAAGCTACGAATTGTACGTACAGATTTTCGTCGGGACCTACAAATAGACGCGGATCTTCGTAACTAAGCCGGTGTTTTTTGGGGCGGAGTTTTTTGGTGCCAATGACCGAGGCCTCATCCGACCCCAACATCCCAAAATACAGCTCGTTGGGCTGCCCGTTCAAATAGAAATACTTGTTGTCGTACCTAAAACCAAAAGCTTCGGGCTGAGATCGCCACGCGATGTACAGCGAATCGTTGAATCGGACGATTGACGGGCTGAAATTAGCGACGTGACCTTTCGGCAGACCTTTAACAATTCGAGTGAATTTTCCGCCGAGAGCTTCTGCCTGCTCGTAGACCGTCGGAATGCCGTCACCCGTTGACTTAGTCGGATGGACTACGTCGCTATATAAATGGTAATACCGAGTTTGAGACTGCATGATTAAACCCCCAGATCTTTGATGGCGGCGCTGAACCCAGCACCAATAGATTCCCAGCGATACTCCGGACGCTGAGTGACGTTGTAGCACGCCTCAGCCACTTCGTTGTATGTATGTAAATCGTGGTACACGCTGTGTGGTGCGGAACAACCTGCGGTTTTTTACAGCCCGCATGTTCGAAACTAACAAGCCCCCAGCCTTCTCCATCGGATGTATTAATACCGACGTCGCAGGCGTTATAAATTGTATTGAGCAATTCGTCCGGCGGTGCGCTCAGGTAGTTGATGTTTGCCGAAGTCAAAATCAGTCGATTGGCGTCATCCAGACCACGGCGCTGCATCTCGTGTTTAAAGAGTGGCAGAATATCCCAGCCCATGTCTTTCGTACTCATGTGCAGGTACAGCATGGTGTCGGGTTTGTTGACCGCAAACTCGGCGAACGTCTTGATCGTCAGGTCAATGCGTTTACGCGGTTGGTTCCTGTTCGCGTTAAGAACGACGAATTTATCTTCGGGAATACCGATCCGCTTGCGAGCTTCAGCTTTGTCCATCGGGTAGAACCGACCTGTGTCAACCCCATGGGGGAGCACAGCGAGTCGCGGAGCATCTGCGCCGCACTTCATGACACGCTCGGCAGAGGGAACAGTGAAGGTGACTGCTAGATCCCAGTGCTTGATGTGACGCAGCATGTCGGGGAAGTAGCTCTCGCTATCCACCGGGAAATACGCGATGAACTTAAAACCGATCTGATCTTTCAGGAACTGACAGCGTTCCCAAAACTGATTTACAACCCAGATGTCGTTCAGGCAGATAATTACGTCTGGTTTTTCCTTTTCGATGATCTCCGGAATTCTGCCGATACCGAATCGATCGCCTGAACCTGCAGGGCAGGCTGGATATACCTTGTATGACTTATCGTGTGGATCACCCGTGTGGTTGATCCCCATCACCACGACTTCATGTTCGTTCTTAAGAACATCTAGTACGCTGTGTGTTACTCTCGCAAAGCCTGTATTACTACAAGCATCGCCATACCAAAGGATTTTCGACATGCAAACTCGGCGAATCGAGTACAATCACTATAACAGCGCTATCAGTTTATCAACATGCCTAGTAGGGAGAGTTTTGCCTACCGCCGTGGCGCCCAACTACGTGCACTTAAAGCGATTGAAGCCAGCGATAGCAACGTAGTAGAAACTATTTACACTAAAGCGTCTAATGACTTTCATACTTTCTGTACGCTGTTAGACAAGCCCCCTGCACCTCACATGCTCGAATGGCACGAGCACTTGGTGACAAACGAGAGCAACAAGTACTTGTTAGATATTGCTGGTCTTAATCTGGATATTTTAGCACCAAGGGGTTCGGCTAAGTCGACCGTTCTCAATATGTTTACGGCATGGTGTATAGGACGTCATACCGCTGCAAAAAGACCTTTGCAGATTATCTACGTGAGTTACAACATTGCTACAGCTATCCCTAAGTCACGGATTATTCGACAGATCGTTGACTCATCAGAATTTCGTAAAATTTTTCCGACATGTCGACTCAAGCCGGGGATGCAATCAGATATCGGCTGGTCGATTGATTATGACTATGCCGGTATTCCTCGATTAGGTGATGAAGAATTTACTCTAAGGGCAGCAGGACTACGCGGTAGTATTACGTCTAAACGAGCTCATTTAGTGTTAATTGATGACCCTATAAAAAGTTCAGCTGACATTAAGAATCCTACGATTCGTGAGGAGATGAATAATAACTGGAGTAGTGTTATTGCTCCTATTGTGTTTGAGGGCGGTCGATCTATTTGCTTGGGTACGCGATTCCATCCGCTCGACATCCACAAGACGATGTTCGTTCCGGAGAAAGGGTGGAAGCAAGTAACTCAAGAGGCACTTACGTACGACGATAAGGGTCAGCCCAAGAGTTACTGGCAGACTCAATGGTCTGTTGACTACCTATTGCAGCAGAAAGAACTTGATCCCGTTGCTTTCTGTTTCCAGTATCAGCAGCAGCCTGTGGCCACGAGCGACCTTGTCGTTTCCCCGGATCTGTTGATTAAAGGTGACGTAGCGACTGAATTTGATAGTTTGGCTCTTGGCATCGACCTTTCAGCAAGCAAAAATGAGACTTCGGACTACACAGCTTTTGTTTTAGGGGGCCGATTAAAAGATAAGTATTATATCGTTGATGCGCATCAGTGTCGTTCTATAGGAAACCTTGAAAAAATAGACCTTCTATGCGACATGTTGCTTGAGTGGGGCATCCTAACTAAGTACAACGGCGAGTACCAGCCGACGTATTCCACCGTGACGCTTGTTGTTGAATCCGTGGCATATCAGGCAAGCCTTGCTGCGGATCTCCGGCGGGTTCTTCTAAACGAAAGGGGCCTTAGTAACCTTCATATACACGAAGTTAAAGGGTTCAGGGGCGATAAGATTGCTCGTTTTAGAGGCACGCTTGGTCTTTTGGAGAACCAGAAAGTCGTCTTTAACAAATATCGCAAGTTCGATGCGCTCTTCGATCAGCTGATTAACGTAGGTGCTACCGCGCATGACGATTTATTGGACGCATACACTTGGTTAATCACTTTCTTACAGCGTCGGGGCAGTTTTTCTGTTGAGTATTGACATGACTTCTGATAAAACTCTTTGGGTCGCGATTGCGGCGCACAATCCGCTGGCTCGGGTCGAAAAGCTGCTCAAGGTTTTGAAGCTTTATACAGAGTATGACCTTAAAGTTTCTGTGTTTATCTACATAAATAATGAAGCTCAGGATGATGCGAGTCAATTAGCCAACTTATTGCGGCCTTTCCGGGAGCAATTGGAGTTAAATATCGTTATCGCCAGCTCCGGTTACGAGGGCTGGGGTTTGACGTGGGCGCATAAAAACGATCTTGTGCTGGCTTGTATGAACTACAAGTACGATTATTACATTTATCAAGAAAATGACATGCTGATTACTTGGGAACACTTTAAGTATTGGATGCGTTGGAAACCTCGACTGGCTCAATACGGGTTGGAACCAGGATTTATTCGGTATGAAGTCTTCGAAGGGGAGAAAATACCGTTTGATAACCACTATCGGTACTTTTTAACCAAGCGAACTCCCAATGTCTGGTCGGAACGAGGCTTTGACGTAAAGAAATTGCTCGTTATCGACCACGAAATCAAGTTTTTTGCCCAAATTGCAAGTCCTTATTACGCTGCGATGATTTTGGATAGTTTTGACGCAGTCAAATACGTCAAAAGCGGCAGTATGGACCCGGCGAAGAGCGTAGAAATCGTTGGTTTTCGAAATTGGCCCCTTGCCGACCGAAGTTCTATGGGTTTAGCGTTTGAGGACGTCCCTTTTGGCTATGAACACCGTCGTTGCATCCCGGTGATTGAAGAAAACGGTGTTTATAAACCGCATCCTTGTTGTTTGTTAGCTCACGACGACACTAAGTACTCAAAAGAGCTAGCTAAAACGCAGCCAGAACTCATAACTTGCGATAAAATGCTTCAGATCTGATTTTTTATGGACAACGTCAATCACCCTTCGCACTATACGTCAGGTGCTATTGAGTGCATCGATGCTTTGAAGGCTCAACTAGGTCCTGAAGGGTTTAGGGACTACTGCCACGGGAATATCGCTAAATATGTCTGGCGATACAAGTTTAAAAACGGCGTGGAGGACCTAAAAAAAGCGGCTTGGTATCTTCAGTGCTTGATCGGTGAGTTAGAATCAAACAAAGAGAATCATTAAGTAGTGGACGTAAGAGCTTTCGGTTCTGTATACGGTCAGACATCGGCTTTGCCGTATGCCAGCGGCTTTGGCTGGAGTCCTGCATCCGGTTTAAAACGTTTTCCTGCGTGTCGAGCGATCTTTTTGGAAGAAGACTCCAACGCACAGAAGGCATATCTGACGGTTGAACTTACCGATGCACCGGGTCAACAAGCCTCAGCTACTAACTTAACAGGTAATCAGCTGCTCCCTATTTCTTGTACAGCTATTATCAGCGGTAACGCCCCTGGTGTTTTTGTGCTCTACTGATGGCCACTGATTACTCCAGCTTAATCTCTTTGCTTGGCGGAGGCAAAAGTCTTCGCGAGAGCGCAGGTTTAGATGCGGATGATATCCTTAGTTCGTTGCGAAAGAAAGGTGCTGTTTCATCTGATTTTATGTCTGTTTTAAAATCTGATTTACTAGCTAAAGCACTCGTAGCGCAGCAAATTGGAAGCATGGAGTAAACTGTAAATATGGTAGACCCTTTTCTCGAAGCCGGCGACTTTTTCACCAAGGCATTTAACGCCCAGGAGTTAGCGTCGCGTCGTCAACGCACTGCTCAACGAGCGGCAATGCGAAGTGACGACTATGAAAATCAAGTGAGCGAAGAAGCGCCTAATGCGCCTATTCCCCCTCAGTACGGTCCGTACGGCACTTACGAAGATGAGTTTTCGCCGACTGAAGATCCTACTGAGTCTATGAAGGCCGAACTGCTTCGAAAGGCGGCCGCCAAGCGTGGACCTCAAACCGGCATTCCTGTTTCTCCGGGTAACGGAACCCCAGTAGCTAGTGTCTGAAGTCGCAAAGAAAAAAGACCCTGCAAAATGGGCCGCCGCAAAAGCTAAGGCTCGCAAAAGACTTGGAGGACATTCGGCTCGTGCGATGCAGTTGGCTGTTAAGTACTACAAGGAAGCCGGCGGCAAATACGAAGGAAAAAAATCCAGTGAAAACAAGCTAAGTCGCTGGGGCAAGGAAGATTGGCAGACGCGTGAAGAATACGAAAAAAGCAAAAATTCCTAGTTATGGCTGATTTAGCGCGAGAAAAAGGTCGAACCGAGCGATATCTGCCTAAGTCCGCGTGGGCTTCAATGTCTGCTGAGGAGCGTCGCGCCACGGATGAAAAAAAGAAGCGTGCCACAGCTGGTAACAAACCTGTGAATACTCAAGTGCCCAATACTGAAAAAGCTAAAGAAGCTCGTCGTCGCGCTTCCGAGTACATTAAGCAAAAGAACAAAAGCTGATGGCTAAGATTCGTATAGCCGGAGAAGTGTTTGACGGGTATAACAAACCTCGTCGCGATTCTGGCGGCGGTAAGAAATTTGCGGTCGCTGCAAAAGAAGGTGATCAGGTACGTTTAGTACGTTTTGGTGACCCGAACATGACGATCAAAAAACATATGCCTGAGCGACGCGCTAAT